CATCAGAAAGCATGGCTGGTATATCATCACTGGTTTCTGTGCCTTGACCATCGATACCACCATTCATTCTATTAAAATCTTCCATATTGACATTACCACCTTCAGCGTATGCCATTGGCATTACCATACCACCACCATAATAACCCATACGATTAACAACCTGTGGTGCTACCTGAGCTAATGCTTCTAAGCCTTTGTTTGGATATTGTTTAGTTGCAGAACCACCATCTCTAGCTTGCATTGGTTGTCCACCACTTAATTGTGGGAATGTATTTGCTGGTAGTAATCCAAATTCTACTGGGTTAGGAGCTTGTTGTCCCATCCTTCTGGATACTTCTGCTTCTATATTGTATCTTCCCATTGGATCTAATTGTGTTAAAGGTGTAAGTGGTACACCTGAATCTTTCTTAGTTTCATCATAAGCCAATTTAGCTAATGCTCCAGCCAAACCACCAGTGACACCAATCCTAGCTAAATCTCCAAGACCACCACCACCTGTGCCTGTTAATCTATCTACTAAACTTGGTTGACCTTGTTGACCTTGCTGACCGCCATAGTTTGTAATTCCCATTTGGTCTGTTAAACCGCCAAGGACATCACCAACTACTCCATAGTTTCCTACATCATCAGCACCACCGCCACTAAATATACCGCCAAAACCACCTTTTGATGTTGTTGTGGTTGGTGGCATAAATCCTTCATCTAAGTATTTACCAGTTTGTTTATCAAAATACATTTCCTTGTCGCCTAAGTCTCTCAACTCATATCTGTCTGTATCTATTTGACCTTGCACTCTTGGTTGTCCTGACATAGATGCGCTACCAATCAAGCTAGGAATACCCCTTATAGTATCGATGGGATTCATAATTGCTTTTCCTATACTACCAACTGTTTTACCACCTAAACTTCCTAATCCTTTAAGTAAACTACCATCCCCAGCTGCTTTCAAACCAGCAAGGTTCTCGCTCAAAGTACCACCCACAGCAGTAGGTCCAGCTACAGTCAATAAAGCAAGTGGATTTGCATCCCCTCTAACTACATTTCTTACTGTATCTGTTTTGGATATAAGAGCTGCTGGTATCTGCCAAGGACCCGGTACGAACTGAGCTACCTTAGCTACTGGTGCAACAACTTTTTTCAAGAACTTACCTACTTTTTTCATGAAGCCAAATTGAGCAACACCTGTAACTGGGTTAATGTTGGCAGAGTTCAATCCACCAACAGTTGCTACCTCTATCGGAATACCAAACTCATCGAATTTTCTTTGCACCACTTGTTCGAATTGAGGATCCTCTAACATCACAGGATCTATTATAACTTCACCGGGTTTTAAGTGACCTATCTCAGTGTCATCACCCTCACCTTCTATTCTTAATTGTTCTGCTTGTTCAAATAAAGGTGCTGTGCTTTTTTTTGAAAGTTCACGAATCTTTTGCAAAGCCATTTCTTTTTCTTCAGGTGTAAATGTCTCACCAGATTCCATTTGCGCTTGCTCCAGCACTTGCATCTCAGCATCAGAGATAGCACCTTGGGTTCGACCAGCTAAATCTCTCATAGCTTGAACATCAGCAGATGTGTCTTTATATGGTCCAAACATATCCATTTCTCTATTAGAGATAGCACCTTGGGTTCGACCAGCTAAATCTCTCATAGCTTGAACATCAGCAGATGTGTCTTTATATGGTCCAAACATATCCATTTCTCTATTAGAGATAGCACCTTGGGTTGGAGCTACAGTATCACCCATAAAATTAGCGATTCTTTTTTCTAACATTTGATTCATCTTATTAACCTATTGTTACTGATACGCTACCTATTGCTGTGGTGACACCTAGACCTGATGGATAAGTTTGTTGACCATAAAGATTTCTCATCCTTGTTCCATCAAAAGCCTGATGTATTCTTTCTGTTGTATTATATATTATAGCACCTGTAGCAAATTGCAATTCAGAAATCTCTGTAGCGTTGAAGCTAGGTGTTTTTTCTGGATCTATCGCACTTAGGTTTATTTCTAAAATTCTAACTAAACGATTAAAAAGTTCAGGTGTAAGCTCAAGACCTTCAGCCAATGGCAATCTAGTTTGTAAAAGTTTACTCATGCTCTCCTACCAGAAGGTTGTATATCTATTCTTGTAGATCCTAGTCTCCATTTAAAATCTTTTCTATCAGTAACATTATTATCATCATCAGATTCAAATCTTAAAGCAAACTGTCTACCTCTTGCTCTAACGAAACTTTGAGTTGTTAATTCTGTAATCTGATTTGTGCTATCTGTTCCTAATGAGTTTCCATTAGTGTCTCTTTGTTTTAAAACAATGTTGATTGCACCATTTTGTGATGTGCCAAGATCTTTTATAAATTTTAAATCAGGCAATATTCTTTTTATAAAAGCCAATCTTTCTCCATCTTCAATGTCGAAATCTCCTGATTCTATAAAAACATTATCCATGGGATCGCTATCGTTATTAAAACCGCTTTCATGATTATATACATAATAAGATGAACCACTTATTCCTGTAGCTTGTGGTGTATTCTCGACACCTGAATCTATCCATGCATATCTAATTAAACTGCCAACTGACCATAAATTTTCTTCATAGTTATATATTACATATCTGGATATTTCTTTCGTATCATCTTCTTTAGATGGGTAAAAAAACCAAACTTCTCCAAATTCTGCATTTAAACCAGCATGACATTTAAAAGCCTGTGACTCATCAAGATCTGAAAAAACATAATCTTGTACTGTACATGGTAATTTTTTGACTGCGCCATTGTAATAATAAAAACTATTTTTTGACATGTAAAAAACACCGCTTGGTGTGTTTACGAATGATTTAGGACCTAACAAGCCAGCACCTTCATTAATTAGATTCAATGAAAAAGTCAAAGGTGGTCCTATAAAATTCATCGAATACAAAGATGCATCAGTCCATATGAGTATTTCTTGTCTTGATTTTATACCACCTATTATTTGCGAACCGCTAGATAATCTAAGCGATCCAGCAGTGTTTGTGCTCAATGCTTCCCACTCTGTAGCAGATTCTTGATCGCTAAAAGCAATTAACATGGGATCAACAACACCTGTCCTTGATCCGCTAGATAGTGGATCTGCACCTAAAACAATAACATGCCTGTCTGTTTCAGATATTAAAACTTGTAATCCAGCTGTTGGTGCTTTATTAGCACCGCTTCTTGATGATAAAGATACTGCCCTAGAAGATAACCCATCATTTTCTGTCCAATAAAAAATATCACCACCTCTTGGGTTCATGACTAAATCTTCTCCAAAATTATCATGGCTCCATAATCTCAGTTGGTTAGAAAAAGTCAAAGATGTAGAAGAACCAAAAGTACCAGATCCCCAAGCACCAACACCCCATCCAGTACCTTCTACATAATTATCTTTTCCTACATTTATTTGATAACTACCATCTACACCTGATCCACCATTACCTGAGTCTGATGAGTTAGCTGTTACTGTTGAACCACTTGTGTCTTTAGCAACAAAAGTATAAGTATTCGCAGTTGGAACTGTAACTATCTGATATTCTTGATTTAAAACCGATGCAGTTATCAAGCCACCTAAACTTACTGCGCCAGATATAGTTACAAAATCACCAATCACAGCTCCATGCGATGAATCTGTTGCTGTTATGGTTGATGATCCATTAGTAGCAGAAAAAGTTATGCTATTGGTTGATGTCTTTCTTATTGGTGTGATGTCATTGAATGTGCCACCAGATTCAATGTAATATTTTAGAGTTGTGCCAACTCCCAATAACCTAGTGCCAGATAATGATAGCCATTGATGTAAAGCTCTCGGTATTCCTAATACCACATTAGATGATTTTTTTATCCAACCACCTATTTTTTCTACTCTGCTTTTACGAAATCTAATTAAATTAGAATCTACCCATCCACCCCTGTTGGAAAGATCAGTTTCTTCTTTATTTACACCAGCTACAAATTCAATTTTTTTTAAAGCCATAGTAAACTCCTATAGTAAAAAGTTTACCATGAATCAAGCTAATCTGATAATCGCACCTGTAGCCGTTGGGGAAGGCATGACTATAGTAAAATCCCCCGCTGTTGAAGTTTTATCCCCTCCAAAGTCGATCGCACAAATAGCTTTGTTACTGTTGGTTGAGTTGTAAATTAAGCAACCTCTAGCTGTAACTGTAGCTGTTGAGAAAGTTAAATCCGCAAAATCAACTACTGCTGTGCTACCAGAAAGAGCTGGTGTAACATTTGTCAATGCATTACCACCAGCACTGTAATTAGTTCCTGATACTTCTTGACCTGTTCCATAAGCAGTTGTGCCAGCTCCCATAGTTGCGCTACTTGTAAAAAGAGCCAACTTTATTGAGTCTGCGCCATTCGTTAAATTATGACCTTCGACTAACACTTCTTGCTTAAATGAATTTGCTATCGCGCTCGATATAGCCATGTTTATACCTCTATTTCAATTGTTTAATAATATCTGCCATGTCTTTGTGCCCTTGAGAATCAAGCAAACCTCTTATGGTTACTCGATCACTGTCAATTGCACTTTTGACACCATTTAATACTACAGTATAAACATGATTTTGAAAAGCATGTGCTTGTTGTCTTACATGCTCAGGTGCTGTATTACTAATATCACAAATTTTCTTTGTAATTTGCTCTGCCCAAAACTCTGGTGGATGCCCTCTGTTTTCTGAGGTCTGCACCATGACTTGTCCTAGTTGTATGAATCCCTCACTCATCCTTTGTATGGCTCTGGTGGTTTAATTTCTGTTACTAAATGCATATTGTTCTCTTTCAATAATTCTTCTATTTTATTACTTGGAGCTATGATCCAAGAGTCTTTGTGTGGTACAGCTACTAAAGGATTTTCTAGCCTATGATAGCCATATAGTCTTTCTTCAGGTGGCACATCTGCATCTAATACTGTAGATCGAGGTGAAACACCTACTGTTATATTATTTTCCATCAACTTGCACAACCAAAATTCAACACAAGCTCTGCCAGCTTCAGCAAAATGTAGATCATGCCTATAACTAAAATCTATACCAAAAAGATCTATAGCACCAACTTTATTATACATAGCAAAACCAAGTGCATAAGCAACTGTATTGTTTAGGTAAGCACACTTAGTGGCATTACAGACCTCTTGAAGTGGGTATTCAACAATACTGGGAACCCTCTCATCTAATTCACATGAGTATATTGGCACTTCGAGTTTTGGCAATACTTTTCTCATAACAGATGTTTGCTTACCAGCATCATCTGAATCTAAGAAGCGAGAAGCTGGATCCATCATAAAAACTCTATCGCAATTTAAAACACCAGCAACAGAATTTATACCCCAAGTTTCATCCCACTCTTTGGAGTTTTCCATACTAATTACATAATCAATTTGTGATATGCCCAAACCAAGCAAGGCAATGCGTTTGCCTTCTAAAGACTCTATTCGCTCCATTTTTTTGTCCTATCTATTTATTTATGTCACTCTTTGTCTTAATGAATCATACCTATATTCATCTCTTGTGTCACGACCTTCTGATTGATTTTTCATTCTTGCAATTGCTTCTTTAAATCTGTTATCGAACATTGCAATTGTTTGTTCACTTTCTTTTAGAAAAACTGCACCCTCAGTCAATGCTCCATACAATAATGCATCTGGGAAATCTGTAGATAAAACTGTTGTGCCACTATCAGAACCAGCAGTAAGGCTTGCTGGCTTATGCAAATAATGTAATTCTATAGTGTAATTTTGATCTGGCACTGGTGATAAAGCAAAAGAATCTTGACTAAATATAGAATAATACTTTGGTTTACCTGTAGATGTAAGGGTTGGACTGTACTCTCTCAAGAAACTAGCATGTTTTAAATCTAAATAATCATATGTGCTACTAGATACAATCGCTAAACTCATTGGAGCAAGAAAATCATTTGGTACAGCTAAAAACCTATTGCTTGTTTCTGCTGTACCTTGTACATTTTTTCTTTGTTCTGCAAGTTCAACTAACTTAAATATTCTATTTTCTGACTCTTTTATAAAAGTGTCTAAATTGTTAGTGAAAGTAGTTTCACTAGATTCTAAATAATCTCCAACTGCTGTTTTTAATGTCGCTAATGTAAAACTCATGTTGTTATCGAAACCTCTCCTACGCTGAATGTAGATTCAAAAGTAGTTAATTGTTTACCTAGCTTTCCTAGTCCTACATTAGTATATACCACAAAAAAGTTATTATCATCTGAAGTATCTACTCTTGCATCTGGTATTGCTCTTTCTTCTATTGGTGCTGATCTAGGACTAAGCTGTGGATGCTTGGGATCAAACTGATCAGGTCCTACCATCAAACCATTCCAAGTTTTTTTCATATCACATAAATTATATCTAAAACCAGTTATGTCACAGATACCATATGTCGATCTTTTGTTGCTGTAGAATTTAGCCATTATGCTCTATTATAACTTCTTAGATCAGGTCTAATTCTAAATGATGCTCTCTCCTCGTCTTGGTTCATAGCACGAAGGAATTCTTCTTCATAAAGTTGTTTAAGCACACCTGTTCTGTCAGGTGCTCGTTTTAATGATATGTAGTAAGCCAAACCAGCAGCTAGGCATGGATAAAATCGATATGGCATATCCATAGTGTTTGCACCAGCATCCGCATCATCCATCCTCGTTAGGACATTCATGTGTAAAGTGTATGTACTGGATTTGTCTGGTGCTGGATAAACTGTAACTGTTGGTGTCAGTTGCTTATCAACAAAATATTGATTTGGTCTTGATGTCGATCCTTTACTAGCAAGACCAGAATATTGAGATCTGCTTATTCTAGTTATTGGTGTATCTGTATTTACACTATTGGTTGTTTCACGAATAAATGCATCTAAAACATCTATAGGTGCAGTTGCATTGGTGCTATCGATATTATAACTTACAGTATCTTTTACCATCGCTACAGTCTTTGATGTTACAGTCCATTGATTCAAACCACGATTCGCCCATTCAGCTAACATCAAGTTTAAACTTCTTGTTGCTGATTTTAAATCGTAACCTGTGCGCAGTTCGATTCCACATCTTTCGAATGCTTCTTCTATAAACTCACCAACATCAGGTTCGAAATTTTTACTATTTGATGTTGCCATATTACCTCACAAGTCGAGAAAGTGACTCACCAAACTTGTTTAAAAATTTGATGAGCCAGTTTTCTAAGCATGAAATACAGTAAGCGTTCCAAATGTACTTACAGTATATGTTACAAATATACCTGATTCGAAAAGAACACCTTCATCTGGGATAGTAATGTCTCTAGTTGCTGTTGCACTTGCAACAGTTCCTAGTTTGAATGTACTTGAACCATTTGGAGATGTAGTTACAAAATCAAGTATGCCAGCTGTACCACTACAAACCGCATTAATACCTCTGAATCTGGATCTACCAGCAAATATCACATCTGCACAACTCGCATTATGACCTACTGACAGGTTGCCAGCAGAAGCTGCATCTATTGCAACTTGGGTAACAGTTTTAAAAAACTTTGTCCCTGTTGCTGTACCAGTATCAGCTGGTGTGATAGTTTCAGTCTGACTTGCGCCACTTACATCTGTACCTGTGACAGTAAGAGTTCTGCCAGAATCATCAGCAGCACTCAATACTGTAAGCACTCTGCCTGAACTGTAAGTTGCAACACCGCCAGAAGCATCAGCACCATTGATAGTGAGATTACCAGCACTACCGGGTGACTGTGCCTGTGCTGTTGAATCAGCATCAAGAGCATTGGTATCAGCAGTTATATGTACCGCTTTTACATCTGAGCCAGTTATTCTAGCCATAATTTACTCCTTAAAATACTGAGTATTCTATTTCAAGAGTACCACGAAAAGCTGTAAGAGCAGTATCGCAAGCACTTCCAGCACCCATGTATAAGTTTTTACTAGCAATCGCAGCAGTTATATTTGGTGCAAATACATGATAAGTTCCAGCAGTAGCATCAAGATCAATATCAACTTCTGTTACTGAATCAGTAGCAGATATTCTAGGGTTAAATGATGCTACCCCAGCTCCTACAATTTCTGTTCCAGAAGATACGGCTGTGTTAGTCGCTGTTCCTGATGTTGCACTTAATTGTAAATTTGCTAGTGAATTTGCATCACTGGCTGCCGCTGTTGTTACACCTAAAACTACTTTATGAATAAAAAATTTACTTGCTGTTACTAATGCATCTGGATGCTCTGTGTTTAGTTCACCTAGCTCAACGAGCACATCGTTATCACCATAAGTCACAGAAGCTGCATTTGTACTTGCAAGAGAAACTGCGAAAGTTTGTATTTTTCTAGTCCCTAAAGAAATAAGCTGTCCAGTAGAGTTTACTGAGAAACCTGTTTCTGTCACTGTGCCTGTACCACTAGCTTCGTTAATTACATTAAAACCGCCCTTGGATCGGACTGGTCCACTAAATGTTGAATTTGCCATTTTATACTCCTATATGAGAATAAAGTCTTATCGTCTTGGCTTGTCAGCTAGGTCTGTCGATAAGACAAAAAATTACCCTAGTCAATACATCATACTTCAAGACTAAGGTAATTGGAAGTTAGGAGTAAATTATCATGTATTCGTGCTCACATACACCTATCATTTGTTTTTTGTATTTTTTGAGCATATCTTTGACAGCATGTTGTATAGGTATCGACCAGTTATCCATGCGATTGACACTGTGACCAAATGAAGAATCGAATTTATTGAATCCAGTACCATCTTCAGCGTTTGCTCCATCACAGTATCTTGCTAACAATTGAACACACTCTTGCATTGCTTTTACTACATGTGGTGGTAATGCTTTTACTTTTTTGCCTTTGTATAGCTTCTGAACTTCACCAGCATCATATGATATTTCATCAACAATCACATTAACGAGTTCTGGATCATCAAGACTTTTATCAGCAATCTTCTGTTTACCAACAAGCGTTTCAGCCAATTTAGCATCAATAGATCCATCAACTACGATGTGTTGCACAAGCACTGAATCCTTTTGTCCAATTCGATGACAACGATCTTCTGCTTGGTTCATGTTAGCTGGAACCCAATCCATTTCTGCAAAAACCACATGACTAGATGCTGTTAATGTAATTCCTACACCAGAAGCCTGTATGCTTCCTATGAAAACATCAGCATCACCTTTCTGAAATTCGTCAATTGATACTTGTCTGGCTTTAGTTGACATGTCACCAGTTAAGATAACCACTTTCTTGTCGTGTTTTTCTAAGCCTTCTTTGATGCCAGCTATGACATCTTTATGATGAGCAAACACTACAACCTTGTGATCAATAGTAGATACATGTTCTACAACATGAGCCACTTTCTTCAAAGCCATTTGATGTCTAACACCTGACATTTTATCAAAAGGTATATCATTAGATGATGTTTCTGCGATCACATCTGACCAAGTATCATATTCTTTTTCTAATTCCTGACCATAATGATCTCTACCAAGAACAATCACTTGTCTTACTTTATCAGGCAAGTCAGTCAATACATCTTTCTTTTTTCTTCTGAGCATGATGGTAGATCGTAATCTTTTTTGTAATTCTTTAAGATTGCTTGCGCCAGAAAAATCCCAAACAGTCTTGCGACCAATATTAATTTGATGTGCGCTACAGAATTTTTTAGCGTAATTAAAAAAATTACCAAATACACTTGGACTTAAATAACCAGCTATTGGTTGCAACTCAATAGGTTTGTTTGGTATTGGTGTGCCAGTTAAAGCAACTTTTCTATCTGCTTTAATTTTTAAAGCAACTTTAGATCTGAGTGTTTTGTTGTTTTTTAAATAATGACACTCATCGAAAATCACATATGACCAAGTTCTTGTAAGAATCTTGTCTTTAAATTTTGTAAGTAAATCGTAATTTATAATTACAATATCAGGGTTCACAGGAAACTCATCTTTACCATTTTCAATGGTTTTGATATTACGATCCTCTACCAACCAAGTTTTACATTCGATACCCCAGTTTATTTTTACTGATGCTGGAACTACTATGAGCACTTTTGGCAAATCAACTGAGTTCATCAAACCAATTGCTTGAATAGTTTTACCTAACCCCATCTCATCTGCAATCAAAGCAGATTGTTTTCTTGATAGAAACTCGATACCAGCTTTTTGGTATGGGTAATAATCCAAACCTTCTGGTGCTTTTATTTCGATATCGCTAGATGTAGCCATAGATTCTTCAATCTTTTCATTGTCATCTCGATATTTTTTGCAAACCCACTGTTTATTTTCGTTGGTAACAAAGATACCAGCTTTCTTTAACTCAGATTTACGAACACGATAGATCGCCCAAAAGTCTTGGTTATCTTTTTCTATGATTGCAGTAGAAACAAATCGCCCATCAGGTAGGGCGATTTCTTCTCCAAACTGCAAAGGTAACTTAAAAGTTTTATCTTCCATTACCATTCCTTAAAAGCCATCAAAGTTCCAGAATCGTATGGCTCTGAGTACCAACCAGCATCTATCAATATCTTGTTCAACTTAGGATGTACAGTTTCCGCACCAAATTCATTATAAGGATCAAAGATTGCCACATGATTTACATAATCTTCACTACCTCTAAACCAGATACCTTCGTAACCTTCAACAAAATGTGATGCTGGAGTTGGTTTAGATTCTGGAAACTCCCTCTCAATTTTAGCAATTAATTTTGACTCACTCATACTTGCTTTTCTACTCAAATTTTTTCTCCTTGGAATGGCTTATGCCATTCCTTTGTTAGTTAATATTTCTGCTTCTTCAGCACTGACATTATCTTCATCGTTGTAAACATTAGTCCAATGAGAAATAAAAAGTTTTTCACCTTCATCAGTTTTTGACTCTTGATCAGAAAACACTCTATCTTTATCTACAATTGAACCAATAGTTCCTTCTGCTGATTTGGTAGACCATCCTTCTGAAACCAAAAGCTCTATCATTTGTGGCAAAGTTACCCATTCCCAGTGTTCGTCTCCAAACTCAGGCTCACTTTCCCAAGACCAACCATTATCAAAAATGCTTTGGTTGACTAAATGCAATGCTTTCTTTTCGTTTTCTGTGTAAGAAATGTTGACCATTTTTGCTCCTTTTTTGTTATTTAATTTACTATCCACATATACATAGTACATGTTTATACATAAAAGTACAACTATTTATACTATTAATTTTCATTTATTTTAGGCATACGTCTTTTTGTAATGAGATAAAAAATCAGCAAGAAATGATTCGCTTTTAGTAATTTTAATATCCCATTTATTAGGTGCAAACACTGTTCTTATGTCACCCACCTTTAAACTCTCTACAGAATTCTCTAAACGCTCAATGGTAAATTCGCCATCTTTATCATCATCACCAAAGTTACCTTTAATAAACGAATGGGCACTGGCTATACTGTAAAAGAAATAAGAAGCTATGTATGTTTCACCTTCTTCATTTACATTGTTAAAACTTACTTTATATTGCATCTTGTTCTCCTTTTCGTTATTTAATTTACTATCCACATATACATACTAACATATTTGTACAAAAGTACAACTATTTATACAATTAATTTACATTTATTTTAGGTATAAAAAAAGGGTGCGAAAGCACCCTTT